CCCAATGAATCCAGACCAATCACCTGTTTTAAGGGTGGCGTATTCCCAGCCAGGAACATCTTCTGGCTTGATGGGCTGATAGCCCAAGCGGATACGAGTTTGGATAGAGTCACGTGGGTTCGTCGTTGTTAGCCAGCAAGGATGCCAGCCGGGCAGCTTTGGTAAATCAGGTAACGAGGACTGGAAAAACTGTTGACGGAACATTTCAACTCGCTCATCATCGGACAACTCACGATTCTCAGTCGCCGTGCGGTCTTGCACAGCGCGTTGCTCGCGATTGTCACCAGCGGATTTCTTTAAGCGTTCGTCGGACATATTCGCTCCTTTCAGCGATTAGTGAGGATTATACCTCAATTTTTAAAAAATAAAGTTTTTATGCTTGATTGCGTTGATTGCGGTCGTATTCGGCGTATCGTGCGGCGTATTTCTTGCGCAAAATGGGGTCATCCCACACTCCGGCTTCAATCAGAGCTTGCTTTCGTTCTGGATTGATATACACCTCGTTCCGAGTTGAGGTTGGGGCGTGTTCTCGGCCAGAACCGACGGCAGGGCCGCCTCGTGCAACCCGTGTTTCGCCCTTAAACCGTTCCGGCAGGCGGCGAGCAGCCCGACGTTTGAGTTCTGTCCAATATTCATCAGACTTGGAGTCGTAACCGTCCTTGTGCAACGATTGATCAATTGCTAGGACAATTGCGCTGTCCTCATCACGCCCATTAATGTCATACCAGGGGTGATCAGCCATGAATTCTTTTGCACGGGATATAGTAGCTTCATCAACCTGCTGTTGCTGCTTTGGCTGAACCTGTGTAGCCTGCGCTTTAATGGCACTGAGTTGATTAAGTTTGGCCAGTGCCTGATCCCGATACCTAAGAGCCTGAGCAACATCAGCACCATTGCTTGACTCAACAGCTTTGGCAATGACCCGGTCTGACATTTCAGCTTCTTCTTGCGCACGGCGGATGTGTGCGTCAATGTTTTGCAAGTCAGACTGGTGAGCGCGGTACTCTTGCGCCCCCATACGGCGTTCTAGCTCATCATTGCGCTTGCGCAGGAAGTCTAGTTCTGTTTTGTCGCGGGTGATGGCCTTGTCTTTGCGGTCACGGCGCTCAATCTTCTCTAGCCGACGCCGTTCACGAATTGCTTCGCGTTCAGAATCAGTGCCGCTGTCTTCGTCAGCCTTAATTCGATCATCATCCTCATCATCTTGTGGCGGTTTGTCTTCCACAATGACAAGGTCTTCTAGAGGCTTTTTATCCTCGTCTTGCTCGTTCAGGGTTTCAGCCATTTCTCATCTCCTTTCAGATGAATGCACGAATAGACAAGGGATCGACGTTAACTCGCCCGATGATGTCCAAGTCGTTAAAGATTACAAACAGCGCCGATTCGCCGTTTGACATGGGAACCTCCCACCTGTCGCCGCCATACTTGGCAACTCGCACATACTCACCTTCCACGCACCAAGAACCCTCGGGCCAACTGGCCATTGTGTTGCGATTCTTAAACGCCAAAGGGCCAATTGAGATGACTTTGGCTACCTGGGTGTTCCACTTTTCAGTGTCTCTGGAGCCTACATCTAAAATAATACCCGAAGCGGTACGTTGTTTGGGACTGCGAATTTGTACCAGAACACGGCTTCCAAAAGGCTGAATGCCGGCTTCTGCAGCCGGAAAAGCCTCTGCTAGTGCGTCCTCATAAGTCATTGCCACTGTTTTTCTCCTCTTCCAAAATGGTAAAAAGTACGTCTAACGCTGCGTCGTAACCAGATACGACACCCACGCGATAGCCGTACTCAAAGCTGTCGCGGTTTTGGGGGCGCTTGAGTGATTCAAGCGCAAAACTTGCTTGCGCGGCTTTCAGCCGATTTAGCAAAACTGTCTCTATATTCACGCAGGCGTCTTTGGCATTGCTGGCGCTGCCGGCAAAGTCTGGCCAGTTACAGGTTCACCAGCCGCCATGCGGTGATGCTGCTTGACTGCGCCGTTATTCATTGGGACTGCTGGGGTATTGTTCATCGTGGTTTCTCCTATGTGTCAAACGCCGGGATTGACGCCTGTGCCTGTTGAGACGCCAAACTTCTCGCCCGTAGCTAACTCGGTTGCGGCTAGGCGTAGGGCGGTGTTGTTGTCGTCTGTGTTCATTTGATAGCGGGTCTGCAGTTCAATCTTGGTACGCTCGTTCTCTGCTTGCTCTTTGAGCATTGTTTGCTGAGCATCCTCGGCCATCTTTTGTGCGTTTTGCTGTGCATCTTGCTGGACTTTGGCTTGCTCCAATTGCAGCTTGGCCTGATCCAGTTGCAACTTGGACTGCTCGGTCTGCATTTTTGCTTGATCAGCTTGAGCGGCTTGTTGCATTTTTGCTTGATCAAGTTGCGTGCGTTGCTGGAGTGCTTGGCCTTGCAGCTGTGCATTCATCTGAGCTATCTGCATGCTGCTGTCTGGCGGCATCGGTGGCTGGGGTTTAAACTGCTGAGCGACTTGATCAATCTGTGCCAACTCTTGGGCAAAGTTGCTAAGTTGCTGTTCAATGATTTGCTGCACTTTAATAATCACATTGACCTGCTGCTCTGCGTCTTTCTCAATCAAGTTCTTCTTCTGGGCAATGTCTACAGCTTCATGAGCCTCGGTCAGATAGTAGTTCAGCAGGTGGTCACGCAAATGAGTGGACATTGGGAACATGTAGGTTTTGACAATAGCCGGGTTCTGTCCAAACAGCGGCGACTTCAGAAACGCCAAGTGCGTTTTAAGGTGGGCAATGTGGTCTTGCTGCGGTAAGACATAAAGAGGAGTGCCCATCGTAGCTGCCACGTTCTCGCTCACTGGGTCAATATCCTCGGTGCCGGGAGCCGGTTGCAGTACATCATCAGCGCTGATCTTCAAGCTGCGCAAAAACATCTGTTCAACTTTGCGCTGGTCATACATCTGCGGCATGGTGGCCGAGCGTTGCATGAGCGCCTGGGTTTGAGCAAAGCGCTGTGTCTCAGAGAAGATTGCCGGGTCACTTACCGGCACCACGTCCATTGGGCCGTCAAAGTCTTCCGGCTTGACATCCAAACCAGACGCTTGCGCTTCAATGTCTTCAATGGTCAGGTAGGCGCTGTTGATCCGGTGCAAGATCTTAAACACGCGGCTCATTGAGCTATGGATGCGCGAGTGGATTGAACTGAAGACCACCATGCCTTGCTCAATCAGGGCCATCGTGGTACCAACCGGCTGTGCTTGATTGGCATCGCTCAGCTTCTCAAAGCTGGTCTGCACAACGCCTTTGCCTGCGTCTACCACAAAGCCTAGCAGTTGGAACAGCACAGGGCTCGGACCATTGAACGGTAGCGGCATGGCCAGTTTGCGCACGTCATCAATGAGCGCACCGCCTTCAAGTTCCACAACCTCGGTTGGTTGGACGTTGAGCGTCTGGCCACCAGGGCCACCCTTTAGCTTGAGTAGGGTTGGGATGTTCTGAATGTGAGCCGAGTCCAGCAAGGCGCGTAAGGCACCTGTGGCCGCACCGGACAGGCCGCCAATCATGTGAGTCAGGCCGATGGGGTAAGCACCACGCCAAGGCACAAAGGGGAACTCCACAATCCAGTCAAGCTCTACACGGCGAGGATCTTCAGGCTCCCAGTTGCGGTACAGCGCCACCGCCTTGCTGCTGGTCTTGTCAATGCTGATGATGTACGGCTCAACCCCATCGCCAAAGTCTAGATGGGTGTAGATCTCAAAAATGGTGCGCAGCCCGTCTTCATTGTAGGAGGTGTCCTTACGCCCTTCAATTTTGTCGTTGGCAATGGATGCCTTGCTGAAGTCAGGCACTTCTGGTGAGCCTAAGTCAACGTCAATGTACATCTCGCATTTGACTCGACGCTGGTACTCCATCTTGGTCACATACTGGACGTGGGTCTTGCGTTCAGCAGAATAGAAGTTAGTGGCCGCAAACGGCAAATACACGTCATCAATGGGGATAAACTCAGCACATGGACGCAAGTATTGGGCGCTCCACATCAGCTTGAGGTACTGCGCACCGCCCAAGGGTAGTTGCGTGCTGAGTTGCTCTAATTCGCCCCTAAACTCTGGCATCTGCTCAGTAGTCTGCCAGTTCATATATTCGGTCTTGCGCTCGGCCTTGGCAACCTTGTCTTTCTCCTTCTCGCCTAGGATCTTGCTCTTGACTGGTCCGCCAGGAGGGAAAATCTCTTTCATCACTCGGCTAGAGAAATCTACACAGGCTTCCACCAACATAGGGTGGACAACCTTTGTTGAGCCGGTGAACTGTGCACCGCCAGGTGCATCGTCACCTAAGCCAGTACGGCGCAAGCCTTCTTCGTACAGCTTGTCTCGCTTTTGCCGTGCGTCCTTGTCCTTGGCAACCTTGTCTAACAAGTCTGTGACGGCGTCTTGCAAGTCGGCTTGGTCAACTTCGTCAACAATGTTGGCAAAGTGCGCTTGCTTTTGGCGTTGATCGTCCTCGTTCTTGAGTTTGACCATTGCGCCGCCGTCATCAGTATCCTCGGTGTCTGACTCGTCATCATCTACCTCAACGATTTCATCATCTTCAATGGTCAGGTCTGTATTTTTAGGCATATGCACTTTCACGTTGCGCAACTATTTGCTGGATGCGTTCAGCATCATACTCATCATCTAAGCCGGCAATGATTTGTTTGATTCTAATTGGGTCAAAATTAGTTGAGACTAAGCCGCCGTGGGCCATGCCTTCAGTCGGTGTAATAAAATCAAGTTGCTTAGTAAGCCAACCTTGGTAGTCTTGCTCAGTAACATATCTACTACCCAAATCTTGCTCAGCAAGTTTATAAAAATCACTAAGCTTATATTTAGGAGTTTTAGTTCCATTGGTACCGCCGCCGAGCAAAGCATCAACTTGCCCACCCGTTGTATTTTCAGGCCATAAAACAGCACTTTTTTGTATGTCTATCATGCCAGAGTTCTTCAAGTCACGAACGTCAGACCAGTTGCCACTCTTGACAAAGTCCTGCACGAATGGCAGGTACTCATCGGCAGGTTTGTTGTTCCTGAAGCCTTTGATCTGTGTGATGCGTGGTGGTCGAGTTTCACCTTGAGCAAGGTACCAAGACTTGGGGTCAAACTTATTTGGGTCTACTTCACCGCGACCAACCGCAGCGGTGTATTTTTCAAGTAACTCGTCATATTGCTCGCCGGACATATTAAGATCGCGTTGGGGCATTGGCTTCACCTCAATTGTCACACGCGGTTGGCCCTTGTCATCACGCAAGGAATAGATACGGCTGCGGCCCTCTGCTACGTCCGGGCAGTAGCCTCCGACACAGTGCTGCATAGTGTCGCCTTCGTACTTGAGGGCGTCTTGGAGCATGTCGTAGCCAGGGTTCTCGAACATCCCTGCAAACTCACCCTCTGGTTGCCTTAACTCCACCCACTTCAACCCCTGCCCTGGATACTCTTTGACCAATTGCGTAGCTGCATTGTTGGCAAGCAATTGGTTGGCTTCTATCTTTTGTGTGGCACGCCAAGCATTGATGTCAGCCACACGGTCAACCGCTTGCGGCATCGTGAGCTTGCCTAAGTCGGCAGGGTCAATCAGCAAGTTTTTAGGCAAGCCAGATTCAGGGTTGATGGCGTTGCGTAACTCATCTACGAGGTGGTCAAAGCCGGTTTGGTCAGGTAGCATGGATCTTGCGCTATAAACTTTGGTTTCTGGTGGGACTTTGGCTAGCCATGGGTTATTAGCAACCTCTGATCGGATATCCCCTGCATTATCAATGCCAAGGGCCGAGTCAGTTACATTTTCCCAGCTTCGAGCCAGTGGAGATCGACCCATGCCACCAATTGGCATGCCTACTTTTTCGCGAGTAGCAACAACAGGACCAAATCGATAACGTTCTACATCTGGAGTAAAGTGCAACCCCTCTCTAGCTTCCACCAGTGCTTTCTCTTTCTCTAGGCCAATCATCTGCTGGCGCATAGAGGTCAGTTGTTCAACCGGCACGCCACGCTTTCTAGCCGTTTGTTCCATTTTGGCGGCAAAGGCATCAATCCGGCCTTGCACCTCAGCCAGTTTGATTGGTTTGTCTACATCGTATTTCTCAGCCATTGCACGCAAAGGATCATCTGGTGTGGCCATCTCATTGCGAATGTATGGCACGATCTTATTGTCAATGAAGGTGTTGATTGGAGTAGGTCGCACGTAGTAACCATCACCGCCTGACTTGTCTCTGACAAAACCTTTTTCAATTAAGTAATCGGCCTCTTCTTGGCTAGTTGCAAGTGAAGAAGTTTGACGATCTTTCATTGGTTGCAAAGCATCCTCAACCTCACCTTTTAGGAAGTTGCCGCCAGGCATTTTGATGACGCCGAGTTGGGCTGCACGGCTGCCAGAAGCAGGTCCAGGTGCAGCTTCAGCAATTGCTTTGGCCGTTGCCTTTGCACTCTTAATGCCATACCGAGCAAGTGTTGTGGAGCCTGCACTGCCAAACAAATTGCCTGCGGCGGTGAATGCTTTACCTGTTGGGGTTGCGTTTAACTGAGCACCCGGCAGATACTCGTTATAGAATTCAGTGGTCGGTAGCTGTGGAGTAGGGTCTGCACGGCTGCCTATGCCAAATGCACGTAGTGCAGGAAAGGCTGTCAGCAGTTGCGGCGGCAGTTGTGAGATGCCTGCACGGGCTAAACCTTCTATGTCTCCTGGCAATCCTGCAGTACCCGCTGCGTAGCCACGGAGTGCAGATAGTGGTGCATTGGCGGAGGCAATTCTGTCTTGCTGCGCACGGCGTGGCTTCATCTGCGGGAATACGCCAAAGGCTGCGCCGCCTTCATCCATATGGACTGCGCCGCCCTTGGCAAAGCCTTCTGGCGGCTCAAGAAAATCAGAAAATTGTCTGGTTGACATAAACCGATTTGCTTCAGGATTAAAATTGACCGCGTAGTTAAACTTGTCAATCCGATCTTTTGGCAAGTCCCTATCTAAAACTTCTCTTAAAGCCCTCTGAACGCTATGGGTATCCTTTAAATCAACAATGTTGAAGTGGTCCAAATCGGTTACCGTGCCCCATTCACTAGAGTTGAGGAACTTTAATGTTGAGTTTGTGATCTTGTTTTGATACTGTGGGTCGCGACTCTTGTACTCCAGTGCACGGGCACTGGAGAAAGTATTCTCAACAGGCTTCATCTCGGTAATATTGGATGGACCACTGATTGATGCAAGGTAGCGCTTGTAAGATTTAGGCATATTGCTTTGCAACCATGCCAATACTTCTTCCGTGTCAACGTCACCATGCGGTGCAAATTCGTCAGAGCCTATATACCTATTGAATTTGCGCTGTTCTGCTGCAGACATTGTTTGCATTATGTCGTCAACGTCATCCATGATGTCCCCGGAATAGGGGATAGATGTAATCTTTGCCTGTGCATGAGGGCGGCCATCGGCATCTATCAAAGTAGTAAGCCGATTTGGCCCAGAGCCATAGCTCTTAGCTAGCCCTTCACCTTGGGTACACCAACCACCTTGCTTACCAATGGTAGTGCAAAGGTTCAACCCAATCTTGTCGGTTGTCTCGGGGATGTCAACCCATTTCATTCCAGGCTTGTCAACAAACGATAGTTGTGTTGTTGGATCTTCAAGGCGTGAATTAGCATTAAGGTTGCCCATCATGCCTGCTTTTTCAGCTTTAATAGCTTCTGCAGCACGCCAAGCATTGATCTGGCTGACACGCTCAACAGCTTGAGGTACACTTAATTGTGGTAAACTACTAGACTTTAAACGTAAATTAGGTGGCAGACTACTGGCTAAGTCTGTAGCATTACGAAGTTCGTCTATGAGATGCGAGAAACCTAACTGTTGTCCCGAGTTAGAGTAAGCACCATATGTCATTGTCTCTGGTGGAACTTTAGCTAGCCATGGGTTTTCCAATAGGTTTTTTTCTGATGCTGAAATAGTAGTATTAAGCCGTTCCCTAGCAGGGGCATTATGAATAGCCTCGTCAGCAGCTGCTTCCCAACGTTGAGCTGCTTCTGATTGCCCAAAACCCTTAGCAGGAAAGCCAACAGATTCTCGACGACGACCTAGTACGTCGTTCAAATAAGTATTAAGCGGCGCCGTTTCAGCATGAGTTATACCCCGTTCAGCTAAGGCCCGAAGTGGGTCGTTAGGCGTGGCCATATCATTCTTAATATAATTGGTCAGTTGTTTGTCAATCCAGGTATTGAGTGCCTGATCTTTTGTTTTGCCTGTCAACAACGAATCTATGATTTCCGGATGATTTTGTTTCAACCATGGAATTTGCTTTTTTGCGTAGTCCATTGAGTGCATCCCAGAAGCACGAAAAGCGTCCGAATATTCCTGAGTGATTCCCGGAAAGTTTTGTTCGATAAAGTTGGCGTCCGTTTGTTTCATATTTCTGCCTTCAGAAAAGTCAAACGCAGGCACGTCGGTTTTTAACCCTTTCAATGAATTCTCAAAACTACCGGCCAATTGGTTACCACCTTTGGGCTTAATAACGCCGGGCATCAACCCTTGCCGCTGCAAATAGTCTTCACCTATCCGCACAGCGGTTGGCCCTAGTGCTTGGCCCGTTGCCTTTGCACTCTTAATACCATACTTAGCAAGTGTCGTAGTTCCTGTGCCGCCAAACAAGTTGCCTGAAGTAGTGAATGCTTTGCCTGTTGGAGTTTGATTCAACTGAGCACCCGGCAGGTATTCGTTGTAGAACTCGGTTGTTGGCATTTGCGGCGTGGGATCTGCGCGACTGCCTATGCCAAATGCACGTAGTGCAGGGAAAGCTGTCAATAGTTGTGGAGGAAGTTGAGAGATGCCTGCACGTGCTAAACCTTCTATGTCTCCTGGTAAACCTGCTGTGCCTGCAGCCCAACCCCTCAACGCCGACAATGGTGCATTAGCAGAAGCGGTTCTGTCGTTGTTGGCTTCAGGCCTACGACCAGCAGACCGATAGCGTGGAGGCAAGAACTCGTCAAGAGGGTCAAGCGGCATAGGGGTTCACCTTGTCTTTGCTCTTAGGCCGTGGTTCGTCAACGTCCTTGGCTTGCGGCAGCTCAAACCAACCATCATCCTTGAGGTAGATGATGGCTTGCGTAAACGTATCCACATAGTCGTCATGCTCGGCCAATGGGAACTTGGTAAGCTGTTTGATGAACGCCGCTGCCCAGCTGACGGGCTGTCCAGGGTTGCGCTTTGACTCGGGTATCCACAATAGTCCAAGCTCCAAGGTGGGTGCTGCTTGATGCGCACGGCTTACTTTGTCGGCGTTTCCCGGATTATACCCTACTGCAGGCACTCTGGCCAAACGCAAGTCTTGAAGCAGCGACTGCCCACTGGCCTTGGCTTCTACCAAGATGCGATCAGGCCGCCGAGCCCGAGTGGGCATACCGGCACCATTGTTGTTGTCGCCACCATACTCGGTCGTCCAATCCTTGACCGCCTTCGCCCTTAAGTCTGGGTAACTCAAGTGTTCGTCCCAAGCATCAAGCAGCATGCAGTTCCGCTCGCCTTTGTGCGTAAACATTCCCCAAACTGTGCATGCTGTAGGGTCGCCTGTAGTCTTCTCGGTGAATGCACAGTCATAGCTCTGCAATATGTACTCGTACTGCGGCAACCGCTCATTGTGTGGCCACTGCTCAAAGAAGGATGTCTTGAGCAAGCCACCAGTGCTTGGCACAGGATCTTGCTGCAGCTGACCGCTTGTGCCGTACGAACCTAGTAGCTGCTTGAGTGCCGTGATCTCAACTGGCCCGAAGCGTTCAGGACAGATGAGTTCACCTTTCTTTGTGCGTGGGTCATAAGGACCGAGCACAGTCTTGCGTGCTTTGCCATCCCATTCGGCAGGGATGCAGATGTGTTCCCAGCCCTTGATGTCATCGAGTATGTGGCCACTGATGTCACGCTCATGCAATCGCTGCATCACAACTACCATTGCATCGGTCTTAGGGTTGTTCAGCCGAGTCGACCAGACCATGTCAAACCAGTCCAATGTACTCTCACGCATGGCGTCTGACTGGGCTTCTTGTGCGCCGTGCGGATCGTCAAGCACCAATCGAGAGCCGCCTTCGCCTGTAGCCGTACCACCAGGCGATGTAGCGATGCGGTAGCCGGTCTTGCTGTTCTCGAACCGTTGCTTGGCATTCTGGTCGCCGGACAGTTCAAACAAGCTGCCCCAACGTTCTTGATACCAAGGCGACTGCACTAAGCGCCGTGCTTTCAGGTTGTCACGAATGCTTAGGTTGCCGGCATAACTAGCGCACAGGAACTTCTGTTCAGGCGTTGTCAACCATTCCCACATCGGCCACATGACCGACACAATGGTGCTCTTCGAGTGCCGAGGTGGGATATTGATGAGCAGCCTCCGAATGTCTCCGCTCGAAATGGCCTCAAGGTGTTCGCAAATCTCTTGGATGTGCCAGCTCTGGATAAATGGTATGCCAGGTTCTACGACATGCCAGCTCTGCTTGACAAAGTCATACAAGCAACCCTCAGCACGGCGACGGTCTCGCTCATGCTTGATCATGTCAAGCATTGCAACCGGGCTGAGTGGTGCGTTCATTGGCCTGCTGCTTTGCTCATCAATCTCTGCATCGTGTCAAGTTCTACATCACTTAGTCCCTTGAGATCGACCGCAGCAATCGGTATTGCACTGCCATTTGGTCCGCTGATCTCACTGCGAGCCAACTTAGGCACATGATACTCAACCACGCTTTGGAACAAGTTGAACGCACGTTCAGGGTTTGGCCGAGTCACATAGATTGTGTTGCCATCTTGATCGTAGACTTGCTTGCCGTCTTTGTCAACCAACACATCTCCGTTAGCAACCTTGTCAAGCCAACCCTCAAGTCTGTGAGCATTGCCGTCGACAAACTCAGCAATTGCCAACTTTGCAGTCAGCGTCACTTTGTTAGGGGTGCCGGGTTGTCGGCCAGAACCAGCCGGTCGTACGCTGCCAGGTTTAGCACCGCCGCCATTGTTCGATCCGG